GTAAAAAATGGGGCAAGCGCAAATTGGATGGCTGGACGAGATCAAATGACAGTGTGGGACATTCCTAGCGTCATTTTTGAAAAAGATAAAACCGCTCATCCAACCCAAAAGTCGATAGGCATTTATGAAAAGCCTATCGAAAATCACACTCGCAAAGGCGACAGCCTATATGATCCCTTTGGTGGATCGGGCACACAGATAATCGCCTGCGAAAAACTAGGGCGCATATCCTACACTATGGAGCTTGATCCTAAGTTTTGCGATGTCATCGTGAAACGCTGGCAGCAATTCACCGGAAAACAAGCCAAGCTCGAATCTACCGGCCAAACCTTTGACGATCTAGTCAACAGCTAAGCCATGCAAAACGCCGCCCAAGTCATCAACGCCGCCCGCGCCCGAGCCTACGCCCCGCGCAAAAAGCAAACCGTGTCCGAATGGTCCGATAAAAACATCATTTTATCGTGCAAAACCAGTCCGGAGCCCGGTCCGTGGCGCACTGACAGGAACCCGATCTTGCGCGAGCCGATGGACTGCCTATCGGCTCGCTCCACAGTGCAAGAAGTCGTTATCAAATTCCCCATCCAGATCGGCAAAAGCGAGATCGGCCGTAACGCCATCGGCTACTGGATGGATCAAGCGCCCGGCCCGATCATGGCCGCTTTCCCCGCCGAAGTCAGCATGAATAAGTGGCTCAACCAAAAACTTAATCCCATGCTCGACGATTCCCCGGCAGTAAAAAACGTGCTGGTATCGACCAACAGCCGTAACGCCGCCAATACCAAAGAGTTTAAAGATTTTTTAGGTGGACAGCTCTATGTCGAACATGCCGGCGCACCGGCCCGATTGAAATCAACATCGGTCAAATACCTGGTGGTCGACGAATTAACCGAATTCGCCAACTCATTTAAATCCGGCGACGACCCCATGGTGATGCTCGAAGACCGCTATTCCGCCTTTACCTCGACCTATAAGCGCCTAGACATATCATCGCCCGGCACCAAAGGCATTTGCCGAATAGACGAACGCTACGAGCTATCCGACCAGCGCCGCTACTACATGCCGTGCCCGCATTGCCTGGAAGAAATCACCTTCGAGTGGTCCGGTCTGCACTGGGACAAAGGCGGCGTCCGTGTCCGCTACGTCTGCCCGGAATGCGGCTGCGAAATAGAAGAGCATCAAAAAACCGACATGATCAAAGCCGGGCGCTGGATACCGCAAAATCCGGAATCAAAAATACGCGGCTATACCGTCAACTGCTTGTACTACCAAATCGGCCTGGGTCCACGCTGGGAAAAGCTGGTCGAGACGTGGTTAGGCGCACAAAACGACCCGGCAAAGCTAAAAACCTATGTCAACAGCCGCTTGGCCGAAGCCTGGGAAGATCCCGCCATGCGCGCGGTCAAGCTCAACGCCATCGCCGACCGTGCCGAACCCTACCGACTGCGCGTCGCACCAGCTGGCGTTTGCACCGTTACCGCCGGTGTCGATACCCAGGACGGAAATGGTGGATGGCTGTCCGTGCAAATCGTCGGCTGGGGAAAAAATATGTCTTGCTGGGTACTTGACTATATCGAACTTCAAGGCGACCCCGCCGACGATGCAGTCTGGGTTGCCTTAACCGACCTGCTCAACCGACCCATAGAGCACATCAACGGCCACGCCCTACCCATCCAAGCCACCGCGATCGATGCCGGCGGCCACCGTACCGAAGCCGTCAAAGACTTCGTGCGCCGCCGCATGATCCGCCGCCCGATGGTCATCTTCGGCGCCGTACCCAACAACGCCCCCGTGCTGTCCAGGCCCAAAGCCCAAGACGTCAATTGGAGAGGACAATACAACAAACGCGGCGTCATGATCCAGCATGTCGGCACCGTCGCCGTCAAAAACGCCCTCTTTGGCCGCATGGGCACCGATGATGACAAGCCGACCGAATCCCGTCTGCTCCACTTTAGTGATGAGCTGCCCAAAGAATACTTCAGCGGCCTGGTGTCCGAGACCTTTAACCCGGCAAAAAACCGCTTCGAGAAAAAACGCGGAGCCCGGAATGAGTCGCTCGATACCCTGGTATACGCCTACGCCGCTGCGCATCATCACGAATTGCGCCTGCACCTGCATACCGCCGCCAAGTGGGACGAATTGGGTAAAAAATTGGCCGTCGTATCAAGCGACGAGTTTAGGCGGCTGCAAGCGGAGGCGGAAAAAGCCGCGCAGCAACCACTATTGCCCGTAACGCCAAAGCCGCCAGCAGTCAAAAAA